AAAAAAAATTAATCTTCGTTGTGATTTATTATCGTAGCATCGTTTTCTTTAAGCATATAACAAGGCTTTAAGACTTTCTTTTTCGTCCACAATGTAGTATCAGGACACCACATATTTGTAACATCACCCACATCCACTTCATTTAACCAAAATAAATAATTTCCTTTTGTATCGTTTACAAAGTACAGCTTGACTATATCATCTTCCATCTCCATTAGCTTGTCATACTTGTACTTTTCTAGCAGTTTAGTTTCATAATACTTTTTCCTAAACTTCATTTCTATTACACACTTATGTCCTTTAGGTGTGTAGCCACTTGCATCATAGTGTTCATACTTGCCACTACTCCAAGTTAAATCCCATTCATCGAAATTTAATAACAGTACTACAGACTGCTCTAGTTTATGTACATCATTAATATCCATTGTCGTGTACACCATTAAGTTGCGAAACCCAAGTATTAATAGTTTTCGAACTGCAGGTACAAGGCTCAAAATATTGATGCTTAAAATACTTAGCGTGTAAGCTACAAAGTAATTTGTATTCAGGTACTTCTATTTTGTTAGAAGTGTTTTTACGAAACTCTGACCAAGCATCGTAATCCTCTTTATTCATCTTTGAAGTAAATGCCATTTCTATCTATTGTTATTTTGTTAAGTGTTTTTCTTCTATCTTCGCAGCCACAAGATTCATAACCTAATAAATGAAACATAATTTTATTGTGTAGCCACTTGATTCCTGTTTTTTTAAATAACCATTCTAATTTGTCTCCTAGTTTCATAACTTTGTTTTTAAATGTTTTACTACTCTCTTGTAGGTGAAGTACAACGAATAGTATCCTATTTTTGTTTTCTTGCTTAAATCACTTATTCGTTCACCTGCTTCTATAATTTCATATACTTTTCTGTCATACCAATACAATTCGTCTAGTGCTTCTTGAACCTTTTTGTAATTAGCATCGTAATCTATATAAGTTACTCCTGAAGTTCTTTCTACTAAATTATCTAAATCAACGAAAGTTGTATTCTTTTCTTTTCGCTTCAGATCTAAAAACATACCGCTTAATGTTCGGAACACGTAGTAATAATTAATATCATCCTCACCATAGGATATATCTAATCCGTTGTCGATACCTTTTTTTATCTTTATATACATTTCCATTACAATATCTTCAGAAGTATCCCTATTGCAGCCAAACGACTGCACTATATCTATCCAAGTAGAATGTTTCTTATATAGCTTTTCTAATTCTTCCACCAACGTATTTTGAGTGCTAATATAACAAACAAAAAAGTTAAGTCATTGTAGTATTCGTCATCTTCAATTTCAGTTCCATCTAACTCAGGATTATAGTAATTTACACCTACCGCTACTCCATAAATAGGGCATAATAAAAATTCTATTGTCAAATCATTAATGTGAATAATCATACTAAAATGGTATATCTGTTTGTACACGTTTAGGTAAATCTAATAAATTTTTTTGATTTATTTCAAATCCTACGTTATTTCTAACGCTTTTTAGCCTAATTGGGCTGTCTATTGATGTCGGTCTTCCTCCTGTGTCAGTATCTTTTACCTTGCGTATATGCAACAATGAATACATCCACTCTGTTGGGTGTTGGATATATCTGTGAAATACTAAGAAGTCATCACAACGATTTACGAACTTGCCCCCACCTTCTACATCTGCTGCTAAAGGAGGAATAGGATGTCCTGCATAGTCGTGTCTATCGCTATGCTTCGTTTTAAGTGCATTACTGCTTGCGTGGGTTGCTAACCATATAGAAACCTGTTTGGTTTTGCAAAACACCCTCATTTCGCTTGTAGCAAGGTAATCGTACTCGTGTCCATTTATACTCTTAGGTGTTTCTTTATCTCTTACTAAACTGTTATAAGGGTCAATCATAAATCCGTGATAATCCCAAGCGTCTTTGTACGCACTTGCTAGGCTTAGTAATTCTTTGTAACTGTATAACTTGTTTGTGTCTATGAACTTAAAATGTGAATCTACCCACTGAGTTCTTTTCGTAAAGTGATCATCACTTATCTTTTCTAAAATAGTTCCTTCTAAATACTCTACAAGTTTTCTTATTAGTGTGTATGGTTCGTTTTCGCTACTGTAAATCAACCATCTCACATTGTGTTTTACTGAATACATAAGCATCAAGTATAACATAGTTGTTGTCTTTCCAACATTTGCGTGGCCAAGTATAACGTTGAAATTTGCGGGCTTGAAACGAAAGTACTCATCTATCTCAGGAATGTCTAGCTTTAGACCTTTTTTTATTTTTCCACTTCGTATCTGTCTTAGTTTGTCAATGAGGTCGCTGTATTTTATAATCATCTTTGTGTAAATTAAAAAGGGTAACCGAAGCTACCCTTATTTTTTTAAAATGGCAAATCCTCTCTGTCAGGACTGTGGTCTGTACTCTTGACTTGTTTCTGCTGAGCATTAGGATTGTAGTCATTCACTTGTGCGTAAAGTTTTGTACCATCCCTGCTTTCACAGATGTCTATATTTAAGAAACCACGTTCAGTAATCTTCGGCTTTAAACGTATTAATTCCTTTGCAAACATTTCAACGTCAATACCTATTGACACTTTTTTCCATTCGACTTTCCCTGTCTTACAGTAAAGCCCTTCTACTAATTTCTTTTCCATTACGAGATAATCCAATTAAAGTAAATCTGTGCGCTATTGATTACGTCTGAATCTTCTGACTGTCCTCTTTGTGCGTGAAACTCTGCTGCTGCTTTTAAACAAGCTAACTTAGATATAGTCACATCCTTACTGTTTTTGTTCATATTAGTGTAATTGTTTTCTAATTGTTTAAATTTAGCAGTCTTGTACTGCTCGTTTGTTACTTCGTAGGCTACTTCTTCGCCTATTTTCTTTTTGAACTCTCCTTTAGATAAGAATGTCCATTCTTGGCCGTCTGAAAAAAATACTTTGTGACGATTAAATGTTCCGTGTTGCAAGTTAGCTGTTCCTGCAAACTCAAATGCTTTAATTTTACCTGTCTTCATTTCTAAATAATTTAAATTGTGATTCGTAAACTTCAATCCTTGCTTGTAGTTCAGCAAGTTTGTTTCTTAAATGTTCTACCTCTGTTTCTCGCAGACGTAATAAATCTTCTAAGTGTGTCATAGTATATAAGTTTTAAATTCAACCGAAAGATACTAATAAATTTTAATAAAACAAAAAGAGGAGTAAAATTTCTTCTACTCCCCTTACAAAGAAAACTATATATACTACACAAAGTAAAGTATCATCAAATGTAATTCTTTTCTAATTCCTTTACAAGTTCTGTGTACTTATTTATTAACATTTCTAATTCGAAAGTGCTATATTTAACTACTTGATTACTTTTTTGATACATCTGTTCTGCAACTTCACTACCTAAAAACAATGAATACTTATACTGCTGACCACTTTTGTATATATTGCAACCAACACATTGAGGAAATACATTCTGTTCATCCCACCTCGTAGAGTGGTGTTTTCTGCTCATAAAATGTCCCGCTTGTATATTCTTCCAATGATACTTTTTCTTGCACGTAACGCACTCGCAGTAGCCTGTATGGTCTGCATTTGAAAGTCTTATGTATCTACTGAAGATTGTATCTAACTTTTGAACTATTTTTTTTCGTGTAGGTTTCTTTGAATTTCTTGGCATAGTTTATAACTTTATTTGCAAAATACAAAAATTTTGTTTTATTATACTAAGTAGTTACATAATACTTAGTAGCTACATACTTATGTATCTATTACTACTTAGTTACTTATTGGTCGTTTAAAGAATCTTTTGAAGTATCTTATCATCTATGATGTTTGTTACCGATAATCTTCTCTGCACCTCTTGACCCGAAGTAACCAATAAAAACGATTGTAAGCAATTCTTTGACAGTATCTAAGCCCTCTAATTGATATGCCCATCCGATTACAAAGGAAGCGGTTAAGAATGCCAAAGTTAGAGGTCTCACATTAGAAGATAGCCAACTACCAGACCTAGCATCCGCTACCCATCTCTTAGTTATGCCATCAATTTCAGTACGTTCTAGTTCTAGTTTCTTTAACGCTACTGACTTATCTTCTGGTGGCAATGTAGAACCACCTATAAGTGCCTCAATAACTTTAGCAGGAAGAGAATCTTCTGCCACGGCATTAAATACTTTCGGTAGCTTTTGTAGTAAAAACTGACCAACCTTAGTTTCGTTAAACTTCTTTTTATCACTCATTTAAAGTATTTCCTACTGTTCTAGTA